TGGTAGCACCTTTTATATTCTTATAGTAGTTCTTATATTCTTTGACGATGTCCAGGGCAATCAACTTTTTCATGTGTTGCCCAACAGCCTGCCTGGTGATGCCCAGGTCGCTCCCTATTCGATCCAGTGATACGAAACTGCTCCCTGATTTATTACAATATGACGCCAGGCAGATCAATACCCTCAGCATGCCCAGGGTGATTTTTTTTGTCTGCAAGATGCGCAAGGGCAAGACGCAAAACTTCCTCTGATCTGGCTGTCCTACTTCCCTTTTAATCCCTGGCTTTTCTGGTATTTCATACATGATACATATTATAAGGTATAAACATACCCCTGCAACCAGGGTGCAACCAGGGTGCAAAAAAGAGTTTGCATTTGATATCAGAATGATATAAGATGTCAGATGTAGTAATTTATTTTAACTTTATATAAGGAACTTAATTATGAACGATACAACAGCAACCCCTGCCACTGTGGCTGAAGAGCTCGCTAGTTTTGAGCGTGTTGGTGAGTCACACTTTCAGAGCAGGTCTGAAGATTTAAGCAGCATATTAGAACGTATGGAAAGCAGCGAACCTGAAGTTTCAGAGCAAGCCTATGAAGAGTTATTTCAATATGGGTTATCTTTGGACTACGTCCCCCCCTTTACATTTGACGGACAGCTCGCAGGATATTGGAGGTGGCAGATATCCTGGGGAGGTCCCTCAGATGAATTTCGTGTTTATGTAGACGATGACTCAAACATTAGAGAAATTATCTACGTTTTCCAGGACTGGTACCAACACACAGAGCAATCCGTCTGGCATCGTGATGACATCCTCCAGGCTGTAGATATGATCATGGAAGGGGTGCAATAATGAGCGATTCAATGATACTAATTAGATACATTACCCCAGAGCTCAAACAAGAGGTCAAAGAGCATTTTGTAGATTGGGTAAGAAGTAGCGATGGACGAAGAGCAATTCTCGGGCTTGATGTTTGGACGACTTTCAAAATGTCTAATGATGGTTATGTAGACGTGCATTTCATATACGACGAAGAGCTTACCTTGTATCTATACCCGTGCGATGAGATTCGAGAAAAAGATCAAGATGAATTGACTGTGGCTTACTTAGCGTCAAGCTGTACTCAATACATACCCATAGAGGGGGCTGAGCTGAATGACTTACTTCCTCTATCTGTTATTGAATACGTCAAAGAGCGAGCCAGTGAGGTAATATCATGATTGATTATGTGATATTTGGTGTTGTAGATAATGCTGTCATGATCGCAGGGGCGTTTACTGGGGTGGAGGTTGAAAAATACCTCCCTGAACGCTTCAGACTAGGGGCTCTGATGCCTATTGTGGGTGCAGGTATAGGCAACATGACAAGCGATTTTCTGGGGGGTGTATTCGCTATGAATGCCCCCCTGGCTACTGGATCAGCCCTGGGATGCTTCCTGGCACTTGCCCTGATCCCTTTATTTAATCTTAAATTCAGACTGGAGTCATAATATGAACGATCAAACATGTAATGGTTGGACTAACGAATATACAATTTCAATCACATGGCACATTGACGACATTTTTGAAGTTGATGACACATTAACAGAATCACAAGCTAAACAAGTTTTATATTTACTTAAACACAATCATAATGCGAACGTTGGCATTAACTGGGACGTTATTGAGCAAACAATCGAGGAGGTAAAATAATATGCAAGATCAATTTATACAACTACAACTCATGCACGCTGATGATGAGGTTAACAAACTATTGCGCAATTATGATCTAGTCATACGTTGCGACGACGACGGCAAGCCTACAAGTTTTGCCATTGAGAACTTTGCAAAACGTGAGATAGCTACAGACTACATTACACTTAATAACACTATGGAGGTGCAATCATGATCGAATCAACACAACCAATCGGAGCCTATGCCACCATTAAATGGCTCGACGACGGCACAGTGGCACATGACTACTTTTTCAACTTTGACGAGGGCGCAGACGACGACTACAGTTTTTTCTATTGCACGGGTGAGCGTGATGTTAAGGGCTGTATGATCGAAGGCGTAGAGGATTTTATTGTGCTTGATTATAAACTGGTGTATCAGTCACGCTGAAGAGCTTTTAGTAAGCGAAACGCGCGCGAGCGCGTCCGTGACATAAACAAACTTAGGAGTACATTATGAAATCACAAAACGATCTATTCCATGGTGACGAAAACACCACGGACAAGCCCAGGAAGTACCTGGTAAAGTGCAGTAAAATAATTGAGTATGAGGTAGAGGTAGAAGCATACTCCGATAACCCCTCGCATCTGTTTAAGCTTGCTGAGGAGTCCATTGAAGCTAACCCAAGCCAGTATCTTATTGACTGGTGGTTGACGTATGACGATCACGTTGAACAAGATGACACGCCAGAGCCTGATTACAATTACACTTATGGTTATGGAGGGACAGATTGATGGAGCCAGAGATCAAAGAGAAAATAATGGCAGTTCTGGTGCTGATCGTTTGCGTTTCTCTGATGCTGTGGATATAAATGATATGAGTTTAATCATTAACCATCAATTTATTCAGGGACTTTTCGAGCCGTACACAATAAACCTGGACGACTACGAGAACGACAGCAGGAACAACATCAAAGTGACTGAGGGTCTGAGGTATTATGAGCATATTGCTGAGGTATTACAAGGGCAAATTAACAGACTCGCAGTAGACGGAAAAATCAACTATACGAAACTTGCAAAATCGTTAACAAACAATGGCTATAAAACTAGGTTTTACAAGGATTTTAGCTATGCAAGCGCACGTATGACTGTTTTAAAACTAAAAAAGGAAGGCAAATTATCATGGTAGGAAAAGTAACACCATACACAATATTAACGGGCACGGGCGTGCCTGTTTTATTGCACAAAAACAACTGGAAGAATGCAAATGAGCTTTTGCAAGAAGCTTTTAACGCAATACAAGGGCACGAACCTGAGTCAATTGACATCGGTGATCCTGGATATTGGGGCAATAAGTTAGAGCCTACAATAGCCCAGGAAGCCTGCATTCGTTTAGGTTTAGGCAACCCAAAAACAAACTACGAAGAAGCAATCTATCACAAGAATCTGCCCTTGGCAGTGAGTTTAGATGCAACAGTTGTAGGTGATGGCAAGGCTAGATCAACAGACATTGATAAGAATATTATCTGCATGAACGCTGATGAAATAGTTTTTGATGGATTGGGGTGCCTGGAGTGCAAGCTTACAGGTGCTGAAGTTGAAAATGAACCATCAGAATATCGTGGAGTTTGGCAATTACAAGCTCAAATGATGTGCACAGGCTGTAAATGGGGCGTTTTAGCTACGCTTTACAAGGGCACGATGTTAAAACTCTTTGTCTATCAAGCTGATAAGGAAATGCAAAAGATTATTGCAGATCTTGCTGTGGACTTTGAGCGACGTGTACAAAAGTACAAGGATAATCAAGAAACTGAGTGGTATGATTTTACCAGTACAAAAGAAGCGTCCAAAGTATTTGACGAAGCAAGCGATACAATGATAGAGTTACATGATATGGAAACGATAGCAGAACAGATCGTGGAGTTAAAGAAGGACATACAAGCAAAACATGAAGAGCTGGATCAATTACAAGCTCAGATTATGGAGCGTATGAGGGATAGTAAGCGAGCCGAAGCAGGCAACTATACAATCTACTGGCCTATGTTGAATTACAAGGGCACAGCTGAGCGTCTTGTTCCTGCTAAGCCTGCCTACTCAGTAAGACAATCTAAATTAAGGATTAAATACAATGGATGAAAAGAAAAGAAGGCAAGTGTTATTTCAGCTTGCACAAAAAGTATTGCAAGACAACAGTGATCAAGACATAGAGGAGTGGATGAGTCGAGATGACATTCTTAAACAACGCATCAAAGACGCACTGGAAAAGGAGGGACTTTTATCATGATGGAAAATATAGGTTATGAAGCGGCAGACTTCTGGTATCACCAACAACTGCTTGAAGAACAAGAGCAGATTGAACGTGAGATGGATTTTGCTGCATTTATGGAAATTATTACAAGGCGTATCAGAAGCAAGACACGTCGTAATGAATTAATCAAACTTTATACTGGAGAAAATCATGGAATCACAGAAAACTTTGGGGATTGCTAAGGCTTTTGTCGAAGCGCAAAAAGAGTTTGCCCCAGCTCTTAAAAAATCAACTAACCCACATTTTAGATCAAGCTATGTGGACTTATCAGGGTGTATTGAAGCTGTTATTGATGCACTACATAACCATGGTATTGCATTAATACAACGCACGCATGAGTGTGAAACTGGCATCAAAATAGAAACTGTATTCGTACATGAATCTGGTGAACAGATGACTGGTGGTTTATTTCATTTGCCTGCTGATAAAAATACACCACAAGGGTATGGATCAGCATTGACCTATGCAAGGCGTTACTCGTTGATGGCCGCATGTGGTATTGCACCAGAGGATGATGATGGTGAAGCCGCTGAGAAACCTTACAGGAAGGAACAGTCTGAAATAAAAAAGACATAACCCTCTATCTGACTAATGGTGAAACTGTGAAGTGCAAAGATATGAGAACTTACAAGGACAAACTATTAGAAATACTTAAACAGTTAGAGGGATTCAATGCAAGTGAGGAAGCCAAGCTTAAGAAATTACAAGGGTTACGTAAAATGAACTCAGCTGTATTTATGAGGGCATCCCCTGAAATTAACCTGGAACTTAACTATAAATTTGATGAGTTAATGGTGAAATATCATGGACATAGTTAGACATTTTAAAAAGCATTACGTTGATGAGCATCAGGGCCCACAAGACCATGATCCGATGAGACGTATGATTAGCAAAATATTATTACAAGCAGTTCAAGAAGTTTGTGATAATAAGCAAGCCTTACATACCCGAGTTGAAGCATTTAAGTGGCTGTTATTTGACACAGATGAGCATTCAACAAACATGAGGGACTATGCAATGGAAGTTACTGGATGGACAAAAGCTGCTTTAACTTTAAAGATCCAACGTCAACTTGGTGAGGAAAAGTGGAAAGAGTTAACAAAGATGGTAACTTATGATTTAATTAACATAGGGGGGCGATGAGCCCCCTGTTGTTTTTAGTCAACAATAATTACTTATTGCATACGTACATCGTGACTTCGAAACCGAAACGCATTTCAGTTGCAGCAGGCGTTGTCCACATAATGAACTCCTTAAAATGATTTCTGCCTTATTGACATTATGAGCAGAATAACCTATGCTAAATTTTTAAGCATCAGTAAAATCATGATTATGATACAAGAAAATTTCAAATATGTAGTTGTAGATGGTTATCAAGAAACATTAAAAGCATTTAGAACTAAGGAAGAAGCTGAAGATTTTATACGTCACAAGCCAGATTGCCACATTGAGGAAATTCCAGGGCTAGATTACGACGATTTAATTGACATGTACGGTGAAGCACCTTTTTAAAGCCGTGGTAAAGAGTTACTTATTTTTAATACCCTAGCCTAGGTTACCTCAAGATCGTGCAACACAGAGCGATTGTGTGGGTTATTTTTCAGTGAGTCGTCTTTGGTTTTGCACTTAACACATACATATCCATGTTTTGCCCATAAATCAGAATATAATCTGTTTCATCCTCAGAGAATTGTATTTTGATTGCAGAATCTTTATGATCTTCCAGGATCTCAATGTTCCAAATCTTTTTACCAATGAGTCCATCAATAATGTCTGCTTGTTCTGAATCCAACTCTTCTATTTTTTGAACTAAACTATCTTCTGAATCCATGATCCACCATCCTTTAATACCATAGGCATGAGTTTAGGTTGCCCATCAAGGATCATGCCACATCCTACGACGAACCGAGACTTGAAGTTCTTAGCATATTCAAATGCTAGTTCCTTCTGGTTGATTAGGCATCCGACTTGCATGCCCCAGACTAACTTATCAGGATTGGAATAATATTCAATTTTGAACTTAGAATGATAGTGGCCTTGTACTGTATTCATACCATATTGCTGAGCTACTTTCATTACATCAGCAGACATGCCATGTGTAAAGAAGCAGCGTTGATCATCAGACAAGGTTACTTTGAGGTCATCTACCCATTGCCATCCTTCATGAACTTGTAAGAATTCATTGTAAGATTTAAGATATTCTAAACTTAAACCATGAGCTACAGCTCGACGGTAGACTAATGAAGAGTGATTGGAATGAACGATAGTCATCTCAGGAAAAATTTTCTGCAGCTCTTGGCAATATACACGAGCCGCTCGCAATTCATCACCTGGTGACTTGAGATCTGGGTGATGGTTATGAAAAGAAATAGCGTGCTGATCTATCTCATCACCGATGTTTACAACAAGATCTGGTTTATACTTTTTCTTCAGTGCCTTGAGAAACTCAAAAGCATCTGGATGGTGATAAGGAATATGTAAATCCGAAATCACCAAGACTGATTTATAATTCATAGTAAATCCAGTTATTGGTTTATATTAGTATATAGGATTTACGCTCTGTTGCAAGGTTACTTTGTCAAACCCTTTTGTTTCTCGTAGGTTCTGAGTCCAGCAAGACCAAGCATTGCAAAAGTCAATTCAATCAACGCATCTGTTTGGAAGTCAGGCAATGGCACAGCGTTACCTGTGAGTAACATAATCCATTGTGCAATAGGCTGTAGCACAAACATCCATCCGAATCCTAGTGCTGCAATCCAGCCTAAACATGGTCTCCATCCAGCTACCCATATACTTCTATGCCCAGCTTCAATTTTATTGGTCTCAGCCTGAGCAAGGTTAAGCTGCACTGCATTATCAATCAGTGTCTTTTCAATTTCAGCTTTAGCTTTTGCTGCACCATTCTTGTCAGGGATAACACGGTCAAGGACAGTGCTAATTAATGGCAGTAATGCATTAATCATTTAGACGCAATCGCCTTCAACCAATCGATCAATTTTATAAGGACACTCTTGCTTTTTTTTAGTGCTGGCTTTCGGATAACTTCGTAGGCCACGAGTATCAAGATAACTATGAGTATATAGATCATCCACATTTTGTATTCCCCTTCTTAACATTTGACATATTCTAGATAACATTTATTTTACCAATAATCACTGCAATCACGATTGCACCGAAGCCAGTCATGCTTCCCCAGATTAACTTGTTGAGCATGGCTTCAAGACGATCGAGACGATAGTGCAATGTTGCATATCGTTCTGCACATAACTTCTCGTGGGCTGCTAGCTTTTCGTCTGGTGTCATATTAATTTCTCTTTCTATCTAAACCATGTAACTATTGAATATCTAGTTCCAGATGTAACAGGCATCACTTCATGCGGATACATAAATGTTGATGGGAACATTAGCACATCTCCTGTATTCAATCTATATTTTAAACGTCTATCAAAAAATGTAAACTCCCCACCTTCATAGTCATCATTTAAATGAACTGATGCTGTCACTAATCTCGGTGCTTGTAAAAATGAATCTACATGTTGTATGTAAAACTCACCTTTTTTGTATCGTAATAATTCGTATCCAGTATCTTCTGCTATTCTTGAATGTGGAAACTTGCCATTGTATTCAGCAATACACTTAGCCATACATTCAAACAAATCATTGTCAATTTTTAATCGATTAGCATTGTTATTCATAGTATACAACTGTGATATTTCTATCGTATCACAGGCTCTTGCTTCTTTGCGTACACCTGAACCTGTGCCAGCACTAATCCATTCATCAGTATTGCTATACTCATCTAATATAGTTTGGCATAACTCTTTTGGAACTATATTTTTTAGTACTACAATGTAAGTATCAAGAACGTCTAGTTGCAATTCTGTCATAATAATGTTCTGCGTGTTCACCATACGCTCTAATGTAATGTAAAAATACTTGAGCGTATTTATTGCCAGTAAACTTATTACGCCAGTGTTCTGCTACTGTACCTTTATATACCATTGCTTGACCAGGTTTTAAATTTACCCCCACTGACTCACCATCAGGTTTGGTAATATAAATCTCCCAATCAGCATCACCACCTAAATTTAATGTTACGCTAATTTCACAAGATGGTCGATCAGAGTGTTTCTTTAATTCTTCACCATGATTGTATACTCTTGCAAAACAGTAAGTCGGTAATAATTTTTCATTTAAAAGATCAGATAGCATTGCTACCTTATAATTTAATAATACTAAAAAAGGTTTGTGATTATAATACGCATGAGATAATGGGCATTGAAAATCTCTTATCCCAGGATCTACATTCGGCAATACTACAAACTCTTTATATAAACTCTCTGCTTCTTCTAAGCTAATAAATTTATCAACAATCAGATAATTGTTGCTATCAAATACTGCATTCATAATGCATTATGGATTTTCTGGTTCAGCTGCGGCATCAAGTGCAGCTTGTATTGCAGCTTCCTCAGCTAGTCTTAATGCTTCTTTTGCTTCCCACACGGTAACACATGTTGTTGCCCAAGCTGGTAATTCTGTGATTTCATCATTCTGAATCATAGGATCATCGTATTCAATATGACCTGTATTGTTGTCATACCATTGCAAGGCCCATAGATTACTTGGTAAATTACATGATGATAAATCTAAGTTATCATAGAAATAACCATCTTTACCAACAGTGCTAGTTTCTTTTAGTATCACCAATCTCATTTTTTGTTAGCTCCTAATAAGTTTTGTTTTGCAGTTTCTGCTAATAGCTTAACGCTATTTTCATTAGCCTTCACCATTTCATTTCTAAATGATTCAACGGCAGCTCCAGTTTCTCTTTGTGTCCCTGAGTTTTCTACCATTAACATAGGCATCCATGCAATGGCACACTGATATTCATCTACATCCTTACCAGTGTTTTTATCAAATCCTCGTACTCGAGTAAACCAAGCACACTTTAAACCAACACATTCTTTTTTAATGAGTGGACAAAAAGTCCCCTGTTCTAATCTCATTTAAACTTTCTATCAATCTTTTGATGCAATAATAAGATCTACATATTGTACAGCAAGATCAATGGCATCGCCACTAAATGTACCACTACCACTTGAAAAACTAAATGGATGTGTGTGTGATCCACCACCACCAGCTGCTCCAGTATTAGGAGTATCTTGGAATCTGCCGTGAAATGGAGCTGGTCCAGGAGTAAACTCACCACCATACGTACGGGTATAACTATGAGAGTGGCTTGGTATTTGTGGGGTAGTCAAAGTTGTTGCTCCAGCACTACCTGTCACACTCGTAATACTAACAGAACCTGTTGGAGTTTTAGATGCAAATGCTGTTGCAAATGCTACTGTTCCTCCTGAACTTGCTGTTCCTGATACAACTCTCAAAGCCTTGTCGTTATGAGTTGTTTGTTTTGTCCATCCTGTTGGAGCAGCTGTTTGTTGGAATAACATTAATGTGCCAGAATCAAAACCACCTGAAGCAGCTGGTGCTGCGCTTGTCCACGATGTTCCATTAGATGTTAATATATTACCTGATGTTCCTGGTGCTACATATCCCAATACTGTTGAATTAATGTCTGTATCTACAACAACATTGCTTCCACCATTTTGTAAAGTACCTGTAAAGTTTGCAGTTGTGTCATCATACTTTGCAGTATCTGCATCATAAGCCTGTACAGTAGAACCAATGTCTGTATCAACTACAACATTGCTACCACCGTTTTGAAGAGTGCCAGTGAAGTTAGCTGTTACATCATCATATTTAGCTGTGTCTGCATCATAACCTTGTACTGTTGTACCAATATCGGCTGACTTCAGTATCGTTGCATCATAAGCTTGTACTGTTGATCCTATGTCTGAGTCTAATACTGCATCAGATCCTAGAGCTGTATTAACATCAGCAGCAGATAATGTGACTGCACCTGTTCTTGTATTAAATGAAGTTACTGCACCTGTTGCATTAAATGCTGCTTCATCCCATGCAGATCCATCCCATACGTATAATTGATTTGTAGATGTATTGTAATACAATGCACCAGTAGTCGATGTGCTTGGAGCGGATGCTGATGCTCCTAGGTATGTGGTTGCAAATGTTACCACATCACTTACATTAGTAGCTACTGTAGTTACATCGCTAGATATGCCAGCAACTGTGGTTACGTTAGCACTGATACCAGCTACTGTGGAAATGTTTGCTGTATTACTTGCCACTGTTTGAATATCTGCACTGTCTCCAGCTACCGTAGTTACATTAGCAGATATCCCAGCTACAGTATTTACATTTGCTATATTGGTTGCAGTTGTATTTACATTTGCGATGTTAGTACCTGTTGCATTCACGTTAGCAATATTCGTTGCTACTGTACCAATGTCTGTTGCATCTGCTGCTACTGCTGTTACATCTGAATCTATACCAGCAACAGTTGTAACATTTGCTGATATGCCAGCAACGGTTGTAACATCTGCTGATATGCCAGCTACAGTATTAATGTTATTTTGATTAACTACTGTAGGCGTTAATTGATACCATGTTGTAGTTCCTAAATCGTATACTTTCATAACATTATTAGTTGTATCAAAGTATAACGCACCGTCAGCTAATGCATCACCATCATTATCCAATGTAGGATCGCTTGCTTTAGCTCCTAAGTATGCATCATCAAAGTTATCAAAAACTGCTTCAGCCGCTGCTTGTGATGATGCAGCACTGCTCGCAGAAGATGCAGCTGCCGTTGCACTATTAGAAGCATTAGTCGCAGAAGTGGATGCATTGCTTGCAGAGGTTGATGCATTACTTGCTGATGTACTTGCTGAACTTGCACTGCTTGATGCAGCAGATGCACTAGCAGATGCTTTTGCACTGTAATGTTTAGCTGAGTATTCAGTACCATCTACTGTAGAATCTTCAGCTTTGGTTGCCCATTCTTTAGCAGCACCACGGCTTGCTGTATTGGTTACACCTGTGCCACCAATAGACCATGCTTTAGAAGAATACTCTGTTGACTCTACAATACCATCTGTCTTTTTAGCCCATGCTTCAGCTTCGTCTGCAAATCCACTGGCTGATGCTGAATCTACAATTAAATCCCATTTAGCTGAGTCTGCATTAGAAGATATAGGTTGTGATCCAGAAGACGTATGAGCAACAACACATAAGTAAACATTGTTATTGCTTGTATCTTTAACTAAGTCACGCTTATTATATGCTGTACTTGCTGCCCAGTTACCACGATAATCACCAATCTGTTCACCAATGACTGGATCACCGTTAGCATCAAAGGCTAATGTTTTGTTTGCTCTAACTGTATTAATAGGTAACACCATATTTACAGTCGTAGGATCTGTGTTAGGCGCACGTAATGAACGATCAGATTGTTCTAATACTTGTTGTACAAAGATTGTTTGACTGTCAAACTCATCGTTGAGTGATGTCGCAAATAGAGGACCACCTGTGGTGAAGTCTGTTGTTCTTTGTATTGTACGATCACCTACAATAGTGATGCGATCAGAAGCAGTAGGCGTAGAGGGAACATTAGTACCAACAACGATAGTCACAGAACCTGTACCGTCTCCAGAAATAGAAACAGTATAGTCTGTAGTGAGCGTCAGTTCTGTATTGTTAAAATATACAGCAAGGTCAGTCTGTGCTAAGACTTCAAAGTTAAATGCGTAAGGGCCTACACCAGCTGATCCAGTGTAAACAATACGTCTCGTTGTGCTTGATATATCGATTGCCATATATTATCCTTTTATCCTTTTTACCCTATTTTACCCAAAAAATCAATACTTATTCTCCTAAAGCTGCACCTAATCTTGGCCCACGAGTTGGTGAAGTCTTGCCAGGGGACCAGAAATATCGCTGTTTATTCCTAGACTCTTGTCTTCTTGCGCTGGTACGTAGTCTATTAGATACGCCTGGATCCATAATCTCAGCTGTTTGCTCTAGTATTAATCGATCTAATGCAAGCTCTGCATACCATAATGAATTGCCTGGTGTATATTGTTTGAGGTATCTTAACAGATCATCTGCAAATTTAGGATCTTCACCAGTTGCATAATCATATATATTACCTATCGTTAGTCCATAAGTATCTCTAGTAAATGAAGATAATGGTCCAAACAATTCTGTTTTATATCCCATCATTTGTTCATTCAATACGTCACCCACAAAACCTAGACCACCACCACGTGTTAACGCAGCTCCCCAAAATCCAGGATCTGTCATATCTGCAAAATCTTTACCTTTTGCTAACTGGTGCAGTTGTTCTGCTAGTGCACCAAACATTGTAGTTAACGCAACAAAGTTAGCAATACGATATGCTTTAGCTGCTTTGACTGGTACATTCATACCTAGTATCTTACTGTTAATTCCTTGCTCAGTTGCCATACGATATAGATGCTGCATGAATACAGTCACTGGGAATGTCTTAAACATAAATGCACTTCTAAACAATTCACCAGATAATGATCCACGTGGCTTAGCACCGACTAAGTTGGCTGATGCTTTAATGTTGCCAATAATCACAGCATCATTAATTAAGTTAATCAACATAGATCCATAGTTTGCTGCTAACACATCTGTATCCACAGCTGAAGTATTTAGATCTAAGATGTTATTCTTAGTTAACATTGGTACACCTTTGTAATCAGATGGTGTAGCTTGTCTTAATATATCCCAGTCTTTATCTAACTCATATCTTCTTAAAGTGATCTGAAACTCAGGATCAAGTTCATCAAAGTTCTTAGATAAGTTATCTGCTACGGCTGACATCATTTCTAATGCATTCGCATTACGCATTGATTGTGTCCATGCTGTTAAGCCTTGTGCTCTCATTGTGACATCAGCTAATACTTGTGACCAAATAGGTCCATCAGTTTCGCCAGCAAACCTACCAGCTGCATGTGCAATATTAATCGCATCATCCATTACAATACCAGCTCTAATCAAAAACTTCTTACGCTCTGCACTGTTAGATGCGGATAGCACAGTGTCAGTGACTTGACCAAGCCATCGAAGCAGTGGCCCAGTGCCTGCTTTACCTAGACGCTTCATTGTCGTAATCGATGTAGCTGAGTCAGATACAGCAGACAGTACAGCTTTCCCTAAGAATGCAGATGTCAATACGTTACGGACGGAACTACCTACATCAGCTAACCATTCTTTATCGACTAACAACTGTTTACGTTTAAATACATTGTAGTAATCTTGCAGTTTAGGCAATCCTGAAACATCTATAGAAGGATCTTTAGCTGCTTTATCTTGCACATAAGATGTAAGTTTGTCTAAAGTTTGTTGTGGTCTTGGGCCAAGTATTTCTAGCTCAGAAATATCACGGCTCATCTTATCTGCATAATCAACCATCGTTTTAAATACATCACCATCACCAAACATCTCACTGTATTCAATCCATGACTTAGCATCTTTGAACTTTAAGATACGATGACGTTCTAATGTTTTGTTATATTGCTTCTTCGCTGTGCCAACATATCCGCTTTTAGAGATTGCATCATAAACATCATTCAGCAATACTTCTAATTTAAGATCTGTTACTGCAGCCCCTGTATCATAATCAACCATTTGTGATCGATCTATTCTTTGTAATACAAATTGTTTCCATTCGTCTCGAGGTACAGATGATACTTTTTGTCCAGAGTGTGACTGAGGAATAAACCAACCTTCCATCTTAGGTACGTTGCCACCAAACTTATTCTTTAAATAGCGTGCTCTTTCAGCTCCATCTAGCCATCCTTGAGCAAATGATCTCATTTGTTGATTATTAGTTGCTGGGCCCTTACCTAGTGATATGGCTTCTGCTTCTTTTAATAGATCAGCATATGCATTCTTGTTGCCTTTTAGTCCCTGGATGCCATCACCACGTAAGCCAAGCATACCTTTCTTACCAAACTTTAGTATTAAATCACCCATGTGACTTAAAATATCATTACGATAATAAGTAGCTCGATCTTCTAAGTTAAAGTTCAACATACGTCCTTGTGCATCAGAAGAAACAATGTTTAATAACGCATGTCCATATCGATTACCTTCTTCAGCAAAACGTTCAATACGAGACACCATACTCGCAAATCTTTGAGCTTCTAATATTCTGTCTTTACGTCTAATATTAGCTTTGTATTCTAATGCATTAAATGTAGCTTCTGCAGATTTTAACTCATCACCAAATTGTCTTTCATACTGATTGAATAAATCTAACGCATCATTCTTTTCAGCATCATTCATCCGTGTATTACTTGTAATACATTTCCTGGAGTGCATCATTAGCAGTTCCTCAATTCATCTATAATATCTTTATCACGCTTGTTGTCTTCTAGCATTTCATCAAACGTCCTAGTCGTTGTTGATCCATCACCCTGCGGTGATTCAAAGATTTTCTCTGTTTTAATACGCTCATCCACTTCAGCCAAGTCATCAAATAAGCCTTGAGTATTTTGCTCTATTGCATCAATGTCATTTGTAATTTGCTTAACATCGTCATACTTTTCTAAGCCTTCTTGTCGTATTTGGCTTGATTGGTTGAATTCGCCAACAACCTCCTCAATGTCATCAGTGATCCTAGCTGGGCTAGTTGGTAACCTAGTGAATTCGCCAGTTCTAAATCCTGAGCCGACATTTTCTGAGAACCGTCTGGCTGCGTCGCTGAGGGTAATATCTTTTCTGGCGTATTCTCTTGCGATGGTTGTGAGGTTACTTGAGATGTTTCCTGCTGTGTTTGCATTCGTTTTGATCGTTTCGATGATTTCCGCATTTAATGCTCTCCTTTCTGCATTACCTAGCTTATCGAGTTTATTACCATACTTCTCAATAAAGTTAGAGTTTTCAACGAGTGTACCAAATACACGTCGTTCATTGTTAATAAGTTTAATCGTGGCATCTAATATATCTGCACGCTCTTTAAATAGATTTTGAACAATATCATCATCACCAAACAATCCAGCTTGACTTGCTTTAACCTTCTCAAAGCCAGCCATTTTAGCTTGCTGTATGATGCTTTCAGCTTGTACCATATTACCTGGCTTAGTGCGTTCTAGTAGTTTAAGTACAGATAATTGTTCTTGTGCTCCAGTAATATATTGACCAATCATTGCAGAATACGATGATGGCACATCACTGTTCTCTGCTAATCTAAATATACTTTGATCTAATTGTGATAAACCATTAGCATATCTAGCCATCGCTGATTGTGGTGGTAGGTTTTGTAATGCATTAGGATCAATCTGTAATGCTCTAGCTGCATCAAATGGATCAGCACTACCTTCAGCTATATTCTTACGTGCCGCAATAGCTCTAGTTAATTGTGGAGTAAAGCCATCTGCTTCTTTAACTCGATAAGCAACAATGGTAGGTTTTTGGCCTTGCTTCTTTAATCGCTTAGCTAGGTTTACTCGCTGATGGCCATCTGCAATAAACAACTTACCATTGGTATCTTCAAAGACTAATGCAATATTAGACTTGAGTGGTTCCCATTTCTCTACACCTTTTAGTGTATCCAGCATACCAAACTCATCACCACCTGTTTTAAACTGGAAACGTTTAGCATCAATATTTAATTCGTCTGGATCAAACATCTCAGTCTTGTTAAACGCTTCATCATGAATTAAAGCATCAAAGTCTTTTAGTCGCTCTGGTGGAGTCTTAGGTAGATCATCATACTTGTTGTTAATAATTGCTTCAGTTGCTGTATTAATATTAACATTGTGCTCAATATTACCTACATCATTTTGAATAACATTCTTTTTATTTAATGTTGCTTGTACTTCATCGTTCTGCAAAATTGCGTCTACTTCTTTATTGGGCTTGTATTCTAATCCAGCTTTCTTAGCATTAAACTTTTCAAACAGTTCAATACCTTTAGCTATTTGTGTTTTAGTCATACCAGGCAATCTAAATGCAGTTTCTGCTGCGCCACCTAAAGCTGCTGATGTTACTGCTGCTGCAATAATGTTATCTCTAAACTGTTCTTCAGTGTATTCTAATCCTAGCTCTGCATACCATTTTTGTATATCTTTCTGTATAACCCATTCTGCGCCAGTACCAGCAATTGTATCAATAAGAATGCTAGTTAATACACCAGCTCCAGACATTGCTGTAACGCTAGCTGATGCACCCACAGCAACAAGGTTGGCTGGGTCTGTAAAGCTACCATGTACACCACCAGCAAGATTAACAGCCATATCAGTATAGCCTTCAGTACGTTGGCTAACATACTCTGATCGATCTTGTATTTGATTAACAAACTCACGCACCTTACCATATACATAAGTTTCATCTACGTTAAGTACATCTGAGCCTTCATCAAATGCTTCACGGTTATTAGCAATAAAATCCTGTATCTCTAATACTTTCTTGCTATATATATCTTGTTTGTTTACTTGGACTTGATCATTTAATTTAGGTAACATTGTAAATTCATCAAAGTCTGGTGCTTCTAATCCTTGAAACGATGTATCAATATTTAGATCAAACGCAGCACCTGGATTCTCAAAATCCTGATTAGTCTTTTGTTTAATCTCATTAATAATTGGATCCCAAACTTTACGATACGTATTAGACTTAGCGTCCATGCGACCATTAAGATAGAACATATCATCCGAAATAGCATCAATACGCTCACCCCAAGATACTTCTCCTGGGGAATACGTAATAGATCCTGTTGTATCATTAGGAATATTTTTGTTGATAAATCTAGTCATTATTTATACTTAGCTGGGTAACGTTGTTTGAGTATAGAATATAATCCTGCAAAGTTAATAGCAATAGGACGGTTATCTTGTGATGCAAAAGGTACAGACACTTTGTCCATAAAAGATACCAGTTTTTTACCAGCTAATACAGCACTATCTCTACTGATAAAATCAATATCTGCTCGTTGTATTTGCTCTAATGTATATTCAACGCCATCTTCACCAGCTAATGATTGCAATGGATTGCCAGCTGCATCTTCAGCTACCATTCTTAAATCATCAATCGTTGCATCTTCTAACATATCACCAAATAAGTTTCTATTAACGTTTGGTGGAATTGGATGCATTGATCCTCTGTAATTTACAATACCTCCATAATCTCCATTTTTGCCAGTAGCCATGTTTAATGCATCTTTCCATAAGGTATTATTCCATTCCTCTGGGCGTTGTTTATTCAATGAATAGTAAATATGTTTAGCAGATGACACAACAACTTGGCGTGCTTGATCTTCGTATGCTTCTCCTAACACATTACCGACTTCTTGATTCATTTCTGTGTTATCAAATTTATACAATTTAACCACTTCATCGTTACGAGCAATCTGAATACCGTCTGCTAATTTTTCAATAGTTGTCATATCTCTCACATCAGATGGGACACTTTGTGTTGATACTACCAAATTACCTAGATGTGCATATCGAGCAGCATCTGAATCTTTAGCTAACTCTTTAAATAATTCATAGTCATTCCCACCATATGCATCTGTTAAATTAGTCACAATGTTTACCATGTCAGTTGCGCTAGCCTGATCAAACATGTTCTTATAATAGGCAACTTCTTGTTTAGAAAATAATGATACATTGGGTTTTTTAAAGTCTAATGCAAACTTCTCTCTTAAGGCTGCTCTATCTTCAAATTGTTGCTGAAACTCAGCTAAGTACCCAGGTTCAGATGCACGAGCTGGATCGTATAATAATGATGATTTTACAGATTGATATGCTGGATGCTGTAATGCATAGGCAATAGGATCTTCATCAACTTGTTTTTGAATTAAATCACGTACAGCTAGCTTATGATTATAGAGCTCTGATTCTTCTTCAGTCATTACAATAGGCTTGTTTTTTTCAGCATCAATAATGTCTTGTTCGAGCTGGTTAAAATTCATGCCTTTGTATTGTGCATTAATCTTTTGCTTCTCTATTAGCATATCATACTTGGCTAATTGATCAGCATCTGCACTTAACATCTTTGTATCATATTCGCTAAAATCAACTAACTCACCTTTTTTTAATCTATTGTCTATATTAGTTAAGGACTTGTTAATTGAGGTGCTACTTACTTTAGCATTCGTATCTAAATTGTTATATTGTGTTTTAACTTTAGCTCTAATATCCGCTTGCTCATCTGCAAATTTATCAGCATAAATAGCAGTCATGCGACCAGCTTTCATGTCAATTGTCATTTCTTGCATTAAAACGTCTAATGGTTTATTTTCTCTATATGCTTCTTTAGCAATTTCAACAGCAAGAGAATCTTGTTCAATTGAGTTTAGCTTTGATTTTAATGCATTCATATTAATGTCAAACTTACCTGTATTACGATAAGTTTCTGTTGCATCAGCTAATATAATATCTTTAAGCTCTTTAATATCGTCTGGAGTAGATGATGTTTTTAAACCTTCTGTCCATGTTTTAAGTAATCCATCATTAAACTTATCTACTGTTTGCTGTGTTTCAAATTCATTTAGGGTATTGAGTTCACTCATAGCCCTTCTGTAATAAGTATGTCCATAATAATTACTACGTGATCTAAATGTTGCGGCAGTTGCAGGATCCATACGCTGGATAACTTCAGCATATCCGTTGATTGGATCTGTTAGTGTTCTTTTGATTTCATTTGGATCTTTTATTTCACCACGCTGAACTTGCCTTAATACATTTTCATAGTGCTCTTGAGTATCAGCAACTAAGCCTGTAGCAGCTTGGCTAGCATAAAGTTTACGGATTGTATCGTTATAGATCATACCTCCAGTTCTAAATTGCTTAACTGGGTCTTTACCTGTTTGTACAGCTTCTTTGTATTGCTCTGTAGTAACTGGGTTAACTAA